AGAGCAGCGATAGAGAATACGAAGGAGGCTCCAAGATATGCGTTTATTGGGCCTACCTACTCCCAGACCAAGCGAGTTATCTGGGATTACCTCCTCAAGTTTACCGAGCCCCTTAACGCCACTGCCAATATTGCGGAACTTAGGGTTGATTTCTGGGGCAGACGCATCCAACTTGCGGGGTCTGATAACCCAGACTCTCTTAGAGGACAGTATTTCGACGGGGTTGTATTCGACGAGTTTGGGGATCAGAACCCTAAAATTTGGTCGGAAGTGGTTCGTCCGGCCTTATCAGACAGGATGGGATGGGCGTTATTCCTCGGAACACCCAAAGGAAACAACCACTTCAAGACCCTGAGAGATCATGCAGAGCAGCATAACGATTGGGCACTGCTTGAGTTCCGAGCATCCGAAACTGGTCTTATCCCTCAGACTGAACTCGATGCAGCCAAGTCTGAAATGGGAGACGATAAGTACTTACAGGAGTTTGAGTGTTCCTTTGACTCAGCCATTGAAGGAAGTTACTACGGGCAACTTCTCAATGAGCTACCGTCTGAGCGATTCCACGACATACCTGTAGACGGACTAGCCAAGACTTACGCAGCCTGGGACTTAGGGATAGGTGACTCTACTGCTATCTGGGTGTGTCAGAGAGTAGGCTTAGAGACACGACTCATTGACTTTGTGGAGAACCACGGCCAGGGACTCGATTGGTATGTGAACTGGCTGAGAACGAATCACTATGAGTTAGCCGAGCAGTTACTTCCTCATGACGTACAAGTAAGGGAGCTAGGCACTGGTCGCTCCAGGATGGAACTCCTACAAGAAGCAGGGTTGAATATCACGATTGTGCCGAGAATGGGTGTTGACGACGGGATACAGGCCGTGAGAAGGCTGATCCCTTATTGTTGGTTTGACTCCAAGACTAAGCGCGGAGTGGACGCACTACGCAACTATAGGAGACAATACGACGATAAGCGTCAAGTCTACTGGGATAAGCCTTTACATGATTGGGCATCTCATGCGAGCGACGCATTTCGGTATTTGGCAATAGGTATGTCTGAGACAACATCTTGGTCAAAGCCTCTGAAACCTAACGTAAGCTGGGTGGTGTAATGGACGACGGTAGACTTAAAGCAATACTTCAAGGCGAAATCGACAACGCCATAGGCTTTCTTGAAACAGAGACCGTAGAGCAGCGGAAAAACGCGCTTACGGCCTACATGCGTGATCCTTACGGAAACGAGGTAGAGGGTCGCAGCCAGATCGTAACCGGAGAGGTTGCAGAAGCAGTAGACGGGATGCTGCCGCCTCTCATGCGTTTGTTTACTTCTGCCGACCAGATCGGTGTATTCGAGCCTGTAGGCCCAGGCGACGAGCCTTTAGCACAACAAGCTACGGAGTACACAAACTGGGTGCTTATGAAGCAAAACCCAGGTATTGCGATCATGCACGACTGGTTTAAGGATGCGATCCTTCAAAAAGTCGGGGTGCTTAAGGCTTACTGGGATGACTCCATATCTGTCACAAAGGAGCAGTACGCAAACCTTACCGACGACGAACTAGCTCTTATCATGTCTGATGGCACGATGGAGATCGCAGCACAAGAGACGGTTGAGCAAGATATAGACGGTCAAGTCATGCGTGTTCATAACGTCGCGCTTATGCGTAAGACCAAGGCAGGAAGGGTCAAAATCGAGAATGTGCCTCCAGAGGAGTTCCTGATCTCTAAGGCAGGAAAGACCGTAAGAGACACGCCTTTCGTCGCGCACAGGAAACTCATCACGAGGTCTGATTTAGTTGCAATGGGGTTCGATGCCGAGATCGTGATGAACCTGCCGGTTTACAACGACCTCGAGTTCTCTGCTGAGTACATTGCTCGATACAACCGAGACGAACAGCCTTACATGGAGCCGAGTCTCGATAAGTCCATGCAGACGGTTGAGGTTTTCGAGTGCTACCTAAAGACTGACTATGATGGGGATGGGATTGCAGAACTAAGACGGGTTCACTTTTCGGGGAATGAAATCCTAAGCAACGAGGAAACCGACTATGTGCCGTTTTACACCCTCTGCCCTATTCCGATACCTCATCGCTTCTTTGGGGATTGCCCTGCTGATCGTACAGTTGATCTCCAGCTTATCAAGACTACTCTAACGAGGCAGATGCTTGATAACCTTTACCTTCAAAACAATACTCGTATGGGTGCTGTCGAAGGTCAGGTCAACCTCGATGACCTCTTGAGCGTTACCCCTGGTGGCGTGGTCAGGCTGAAGAACCCTGGCGCACTTGTTCCTATTCAAGTCAATCCTGTTGCCCAGCAGGTATTCCCGTTCATGGAGTACCTGGATTCGATCCAAGCCAAGCGTACGGGCGTTACAGAGGCTTCCCAAGGGTTAGACCCCAACATCCTACAGAACGTGACTGCTGCGGCCATAGCAGCCCTTACGCAAGCCTCACAAGGCAAGATCGAGTTAGTCGCTAGGATCTTCTCTGAAACAGGTGTAAAAGATCTATTCAAAGGACTCTTACACCTACTATGCAAGTACCAGGACAAAGCAGTCATCATTCGGATGCGCGGCCAGTATGTTCAGTACGACCCTCGAGAGTGGTCGAACCAGTACGATGTGTCAGTGAATGTCGGACTTGGTACGGGGAACATCGAGCAAAAGATGGCGATGCTCTCAATGGTTCTTGCAAAACAAGAGCAGATCATCCAGACGTACGGCCCGAGCAATCCTTTAGTGTCTGTCTCGCAATATCGTGCGACGCTCGGAAAGTTGATTGAGGCAGCAGGCTTTGCAGACTCGGCTGAGTTCTTCAAGCAAGTGACACCAGAGGTTGATGCTGCACTTGCACAACCTCAGCAACAAGGCCCAGATCCTGCCGTACAAATGATGATGGCGCAGGCTCAAGCGGATATTGAGATCAAGCGTCAGAAAGCTATGGCAGACATTCAACTTGCAAGAGAGAAAGCACTAGCCGAGCTAGAACTCAAGCGTATGGAGTTTGAAGCAGAAGCGCAGATGAAGGCTATGAAAGTCGGCGCAGGCATTACGTCTAACATTGAGATACCAGGATAGATCATGGCACTTCCCGTACTACCTTCTGGCTGGACTGGCTACACGCCACAACAAAAGATCTCGTGGTTTAACTCAAACGGAACGACGATTGAGGAACTCGTAGGTGCGGGTGTGCCTGATTCAGACATTCTCTACATGCTGAACAATGGTTACAACCCACCCGCTCCCGTTGTTCAAGAACCTATCCAACAAGAACCAATTTACACGCAGCCAGAACCTGTTTATCAAGAACCAGTCTACCAAGAGCCTGTTTATCAGGAACCTGTATACACACAACCTGTTTATCAAGAGCCTGTGTACACACCGCCGGTATACACGCCTCCTCCTGCGCCAACTTACAACATCTTTGGATTGCAGTGGGATTCTGCTGCGCCTTTGTCTACTAAACAAGGCTATGTTAGCTCTTTGCTAACAGCAGGTATCACTCCCGATCAAATCAAGGCAAAGATTGCTGAGTTAGACCCTGCTAACGCTAACCAAGCGGCGTATGACTTATTGGGCATACCCTCTGCGCCTCCTCCTCCAACTACAACAACGACAACAAACACGACTAACACGACTGGCTTGCTCGGCGGGGATACAAGCGTTCCGACAACGACAGTAACCCCTCCAACGACAACCGTAGTCGAGCAACCAAGGAATACATCTCAAGACGCTGTGACGCTGATGGCGGCGCAGTTAGGTCTTGGATTGCCTAATGAGTGGCAGTATTACACCCCGCAAGATAAGGTCAACTGGTTTAACGCTAACAATGTGACTGAGCAGACGCTCAAAGATTACAAGGTTCCTCAGTCTGATATTGATTACGCAAAGACGCTTGGGTTGGGAACGACAACCGCGCCACCTCCGTCTTATCAGCTTCCCACTGGTATGACGCTCCCCAGTGGTTGGTCTGCGTTTACAGGCCAACAGAAGGTTGATTGGTACAACCAGAATAGAGTCACAGCAGACATGCTGCGAGCGATGGGAGTACCAGAGACTGATGTGCAGGGTGCTATCACTCTTGGCCTGGGGCAGACAACCACGCAACCTCCTGCTGGTACGACTCAACCTCCGCGTACGTTTAACCCTGCGGACTACATGCCGCCTACGTTCAACTTGCCTGCGACTAACTTTGTTCCTTTCACTACAGGCGGCGGCCAGACAAGTCTTGCTGCGCCTACTACAGGGTTCTTTTACAAGACAACACCTACAGAGCAGGTTCCTTTCCAGTTTCAATCGGGTGCTGCTGGCTATACAAACCTACGTCCCATGACGCTAGAGTTTGGTATCCCGCAGGCTGTGTCTCAAGTTCAGCAGTTTCAACCTGGTTACTTCAACCAAGCAGGGATTCTCCAGAATTACGATTGGGCTAAGACCAACACGCAGTTAGCAGAGCAGGCAGCACAAGAAGCTCAACAGCAGGCAGCGCAAGATTCGGGTATTGCTCAGGGCGGCATGTACATGGGCGGAAAGGTTGAGTCAGATAACCTTTCTTACGAGAAAGGCGGGAAGATCCGGTCTTTACTTGGGCCTAATCCAGACGGGCCGGACGAGGGTTATGCCAAGCTACAGCGTGGTGAATATGTCGTTCGTAGGAAAGCAGTTAACAAGTACGGTGAGGACTTCTTAGAAGCCCTAAACGAAGCAAGAATGCCTAAAGAGAAACTAAAGAGCCTGCTATGACACAACGATGGGAACGAGCAAAAGCATTACTTGGTGACGAGTTTCTGACAGAAATCTTCACTGAGTTGGAAAAAGACAACATCGAGCGTATCATCAATAGTAATCCTGACGACATTGACTTACGCGAAGAGTCATATGTGGCAATTCGTGCAGTGCGTCAGGTTAAGGCACGTCTTGAATCTGTTGCCGCCGAAGGCGAGATAGTGAAGAGACGATTTAAGATTTTTAAGTAGAGGTTAGTGTATGGAAAGCAGCAACCCGCAAGGGACTAGCTTGACAGTGGGACAGGCAGCAGATGCCTTCTTGGGTCTAATGGGTGGCGGCGAACCTCCTCAGGAGCAAGTTCAAGACCAACCAGAAGAACAAGAGGTTGCGGCCAGTGAATCCGAATATGAGGAAGCAGCAGAGGAAGTTCAGGAAGAGGAACCACGCTTTACGGTGAAAGCCGCTGGTGAAGAGCGTGAAGTGACCCTCTCAGAACTTATCGAGGGCTACCAAAAGGGTACGGATTACCATAAAAAGACTAACGCGCTTGCCGAACAGCGCAAGGCTGTAGAGGCTGAAAAAGCCGCTGTAGAGCAAGCAAAGCAGGCGAGAGACGCATATTCTCAGCGTTTGCAGGCTATGGATCAGTTCCTAAGCCAACAAATGCGTGGCGAGGATATTGAAAGTTTGAAGGAAACCGACCCGATTGCGTATGCGGTCAAGGTCGCAGAGCAGACTAGGCAAAAAGAGCAGATTCAACAGATTCGTGCTGAACAGCAACGCATTGCGAGAGAGCAACAGGCAGAGCGTGAGGCGCATCTTGAGAAGCACTTAGCCGAGGAAGCGAAAAGGGTAGCCGAGGCAATCCCTGAGTATGCACATCCTGAGAAGGGTGAGAAGGTTCGCTCTGAACTTCGTAGCTTTGCAAAGAGTATTGGTTACTCGGACACAGAGCTAGCAAATGCAACCGACTCTCGCGCTGTGTTGACGTTGTGGATGGCAAGTCAGTACCAGAAACTGCAAAAGGCCAAGCCTGGTGTAACCAAGAAGGTTGCCGAGGCTCCCAAGATGCTAAAGGCTGGTAATGCCACGGGTAAGACCATAGCAACAGAGGCAGCAAAACAGGACTTTGCGCGACTTAAAAAGACTGGTTCTCGACAAGACGCTGCAAGGGTTTTTGAAAGATTTTTGTAATTAGGAGTAATCATGTCTGTTCCTTCAGGTACATTCCAGACCTTCACCGCTATCGGTCAGCGTGAAGATCTAACCGATGTTATTTACAACATCAGCCCGACCGAGACACCTATCCTTTCGTCGCTTGCTCGCACCAAAGCAACGGCTGTCTACCACGAGTGGCAGACGGATACCCTTGCCGCAGCAACCACCAACAACGCACAGGTTGAAGGTGACGACGCAACGGCAGCAACCATCAGCCCAACAACCCGTCTCGGCAACTACACGCAGATCGTTTCCAAGACGATCCAGGTGTCAGGAACCATGATGGCCGTTGATCTTGCAGGCCGTCGCGCAGAGAAGGCTTATCAACTCTCGAAGGCTTCGCAAGAACTCAAGCGAGATCAGGAAACGATCATCTCTGCCAACCAGGGGCGTAGCGCAGGTAACTCGTCCACGGCTCGCAAGATGGGTTCGCTTTTGTCTTGGCTCAAGACCAACTCGAACTACAACACCAGTGACGGTGCTAACCCCACCACCATCGGTGTTTCGACCCGTTCGGACGGTACAACCCGTACCTTTACCGAGGCAATCCTCAAGGATGGCGTTCAGCAGGTTTACACCTCTGGCGGTAGCCCCAAGATCCTCGTGGTTGGCCCTGCACTCAAGCAGACCGTTTCGGCCTTTGCGGGTATCGCAGCACAGCGCTACATGGCTCCTTCTGACGCACCGACGACCATCATCGGCGCGGCGGATGTGTACCTAAGCGACTTCGGTTCGATCTCTGTAGTCCCAGATCGTTTCGTTCGTAGCCGTGATGCGTTTATCCTCGATCCTGAGTATGCAGCGATTGGTTATCTGCGCCCATTCCAGACCAACGAGCTTGCCAAGACTGGCGACTCGGAGAAAACTCAGATCCTTGCTGAGTTCACGATGGAAATGCGTAACGAGGCTGCTCACGGTATCCTGGCTGACCTCAAGACAGCGTAACAAAAACTGTGGTAAAAAAGAGGGAGGCGTAACAACCTCCCTTTTTTTATGCTCAAAACTAAATTTCATGCAACCGACGACCAGTATGTCTTTGAAAGAACTCAAGACATAACGGCTATTGTTGAGCAGAACAAAGCACTCTATAACGCGACAGATGAGCGCGAGCGTTGGGGTGAGTGGACTCGATACGCTCAACTGCCTTATGCGGTGATTGACGACCTAAACAAACAAGGAATCATGCGAGGCTTTGCTATCGCAGACGAGAAGAAGTTCAGGGCGTGGATGAACGACCCAGAGAACAGACACTTTAGAACTAGACCAGGGAAAGTATGAAGATAGCCTTTTGTGTCCCATGTCGGGACACGATGATGACGGGGACTGCCTTCGACATGGCTCGACTGGCAGCGTATGACGGGGCCAACAGATGTGCGACAACAGGAGGATCGTTCCTCTTGTATACCGCACCAGGCACTCTCATCTTCAGCCAGAGAGAGTCTTTGGCTAAGGAAGCCTTAGCCGACGGCGCGGAGTACATCCTTTGGGTGGACTCGGATATGAGGTTCCCTAAGAACACGTTAGAACGACTGTTAGCCCACGGCCAAAAGATCGTCGGCGTTAATGCAGTCACAAGGCGCAAACCTGTTTTACCGACAGCGATTAACTTTCACCAAGATAAAGAGATCTTTGAGAAGATCGAGAGTCGAGGCAAGAAGGGTATCGAGGAGGTTACGGCTGTAGGTTTCGGGGTTGTGTTGACCCATAAGTCTGTGTTTGATGCTATGCCGCAGCCTTGGTTTGATGTAGTATGGGGGGCGGGTGGTCTAATTGGCGAAGATGTGCATTTTTGCGTGAAAGCCTTAGATCACGGGATAAAAACTTTCGTGGATCACGAATTGAGCCTCGAAATAGGACACATCGGGACGCACGAATACCGGTGGAGCGATGTCGAATATGGCCCTAAGCACCTACAGCGATCTGCAAACAACGATAGCTAATTATCTCTCGCGAGATGATCTTACTTCCGCGATCCCTGACTTCATCCAACTCGCAGAGATTCGACTCCGTAGAGATTTACGCTTGCGGCAAATGCTTACGCAAACATCGGTCACGGCGACCGGTGGAGTCTCGACAATTAACCTCCCTAGTGACTTCTTGCAAGCAAGGGATGTGTACGTTGACTCTGACCCAGACTTCCCTATTACGTTCTCAACGCCGAGCATCTTTATTCGGAACGGTAGGACGAACCAAAGTGGTGTACCGGCTTTCTATACCGTCCTTGGGTCTACGATTCAGTTTGCCCCAATTCCTGACAGCGATTACACGATCAAGATCCTGTACTACGCCTCCCCTACGTTTCTATCTACAAGCAACACGTCAAATCTCTGGCTTACGACCTGTCCGGATGCACTCCTCTACGCCTCGTTAGGCGAAGCAGAGCCTTACCTGATGAACGATCCCAGGCTACAGACCTGGGGTACGCTTTATGATCGTGCGATTTTTGCGCTTACAAGGTCTGACGAGGAAAGTCAGTATTCAGGTGTGCCGTTAACCATGACGGTGGCGAAGCGATGAGGGTTAACTTTGGTGAGTGGCTACCGGATCAACCTGGGGTCGCTGGTGCGCTTGTGGACGCTAAGAACGTCATACCTCAGCAGGTAGGTTATGGGCCATTGTCTACACCTTCTGAGTGGTCAAATGCTGCCTCTGAGACGCTTAATTCTGTGGTTGCTGCTGCCGCTCCTAGCGAGGCGGTGACTGTTTTTGCTGGCGGTGATACCAAGTTATTCAAGCTAGAGACAAACTTAAACCTTACGGATGTCTCTAAGGTTGGCGGCTATACAACACCTTCAGATCAGAAGTGGCGCTTTACCCAGTTTGGTAATCGAGTGATTGCGGCTAATGGCGGTGACAGACTCCAGGGTTATCTCATGGGTTCGTCTACGCTCTTTGCAGACCTCGGTGCTGCTGCGCCTAAGTCTAGGTATGTAACGACAGTCAGGGACTTTGTAGTTGCTGGCTTTAATAACGGGTCAACGGTCTACCCTAATCGCGTGGAGTGGTGTGCGTTGGGCGATGAGACTGATTGGACTCCAGCGGCAGCAACGCAATCGGACTACCAGGACATACCAGACGGTGGGCATGTCAAGGGCATAACCGGCGGTGAGTTCGGTATTGTGTTTATGGATCGTGCGGTTGTACGGATGTCTTATGTTGGGAGTCCGCTTGTATTCCAGTTCGACACAATCTCACGAGGGTTAGGGTGCATGGAACCCAACTCGATCATTCAGTACGCAGGGTCTAGCTTCTTTCTGTCTGACGACGGGTTTTACGTCTGTAACGGGCAGACTGTGCAGTCTATTTCGGTAGAGAAGGTTGATCGTTGGTTCTTTAACACGGTGGATATATCGCAGTTATCAACGATGTCTACTGCTGTAGATCCACTTAAGAACCTTGTTATCTGGTGTTTTAAGACCGTAGACCAGACGACTGCGCTCTTGATCTACAACTTCAACCTTTCTAAGTGGTCTTACGCTGAGGTTAACGTCGATACGATTGCATCTTCAACAGCAATCACAACAACCTCATCATCTGGCCTTACCTTAGAGCAACTAGACGCATACGGGAGTATTGATACGCTTCCTGCAAGCCTAGACTCATTCGGTTATACGGTGACATCGAATCTATTGACAGGGACGCTAGGCACGAAAATCGTGGCTTTCTCTGGGTCTGCTCTGACTGCAAACATTGTTACTCCAGACCTATCCCTAAACGACATGCCTTCAGTGATGACGCTGATTCGGCCTGTCATTGACGGTGGTTCTTGCTCGGTACAAGTGAACTCTCGCAGAAGGCTGAACCAACAAACAGACTTTACGGGCTCGACTTACTCCAGCAACACCGATAACCGCATCGGGTTACGCTCGGCAGGAACTTATCATCGAGTGAAAACAATCCCTACTGGGGTCTGGTCGTCTGCGGTAGGTTTAGACGTAACTATTATTCCGCAGGGGATGCGATGATCTTCCGGACGCTACCTCCTTTTGGTGGCGACCAACGAGCCGTTGCTGAGATTGTCCGTGGCATCATGGACGGCAAGACGAATAACACCGGAACGGTAACGCTCAACACAGGAAACGCCACCACAACCACGATTACAGACGCTAGGATAGGGGTAGAGAGCAAGATTATTCTTATCCCTTACTCTGCCAATGCTTATGTAAGCGGATTGCCTTTCGGCTCGTTTTATGACGTTAACGACCAAACGGCTGCGAGCACGACTGCATCGTATGCGGTTACGTTTTCAAACACTGACTTAAGCAACAACGTTTATCTTTCCAACTCCAGTCGAATCAATGTCAGGGCGGCAGGGAAGTACAACCTTCAGTTTTCTGTGCAGTTTGCAAACGCTGATACACAGATCCAGGACGCTGACCTATGGTTGAGAAAAAACGGTACAGATCTAGCAAACTCTAATTCGCAGTTCTCGATTCCTAATTCTCACGGTGGCACAGACGGGCATTTGATCGCAGCGTTGAATCTTTTTGTTGATCTTGCGGCTAATGACTACGTTGAGCTTATCTGGGGAGCAACAAGCACTCAGGTTAGGCTTGAATACATAGGGCCACAGTCAAGCCCGACAAGACCGGCTACGCCTTCAGTTATTCTGACTATGCAGCACATATCAGATGGCCCTCTTATTTACGTTTCTAGCGTGACGAATGGCAGCGCAACGATTACGCATTACCCAAACTCGACATCAAACATGACCTACGGGTATGTGGTGGTTGGATGAATGCAAGATACATCAAACCCGAAGAACTTAGGAAGATTTGGCCGTTCGTTAGGGCAGGACTGGAGGTCATTCTCAAGAAAAGTCCGGAGCAGTGGATACCGGAGGACATTTACGCAGACTGTTTTGCGGGACGATCACTTCTTTGGATGTACTTTGAGGACAGTTATCCTTGCGGGTTTGTTGTTCTTCAGCCTATCGGCGATAATTTGCATATTTGGTGCGCTTATGGCAAGGGGGATTTTGATGCAGGCATGGATCATGTTCTCGTTCTTGCGAGAGAAGGTGGCGCAAGGACTATCAGCTTTGATTCGTGGCGTAAAGGCTGGGATCGCAAAGCTAAAGCGTTAGGTTTTCGGCCCCGTAAGTGGGTAAGAGAGGTTTGATATGGCTGGTGGCTCAACAAACACGGTGACGAGGACGGAATTAGACCCGTCTCAAGCCCCTTATGTCCAATATGGTCTATCCGAGGCGCAACGTCTCTACGCTACTGGAGGCCCGCAAGCCTACACAGGCCAAACCTATGTTGGCCCATCCCAACAGACGCAGGCCGCGCTTTCTGCCATGCAGACAAGGGCTATGCAAGGCAATCCACTTGTGCCTTTAGCGCAACAACAGCTAGCAAGTCAGATCGGTGGCAGTCAGGCGGAGACACTTCAGAGTCAATTTAACCCTGTCTTGCAAAACACGTTAAGCGGTAGCTTCCTTGGGCCTAACCCTTACCTGACACAAGCGTTACAACCTGGGTTTAACCAAGCTACACAGTCTTATCAAGACGCTATCAACCAGATGCGGTCTAAGGCTTCTGCTTCTGGCCGGTATGGGACGAACGAAGCCCTTATGAGCCAGGAAGCAAGGGCTCAGGGTGCGTTAGCAAATGCGTTAACCAGTCAGGCAGGACAGCTTGCTTATCAGAACTACGGAGACGAGCGAGCAAGACAGATGTCTGCGCTTGGTCTAGGTGCGAATCTCTACGAACAGGAGCGAGCAAGACAACAGGCTGCGATTGGTGCTGCTCCTGGCATGGCCGCACAGGACTACACGGATATTGCACAACTCGCACAAGTTGGTCAGACAGCAGAGCAGTACCAACAAGCGGCACTTGCAGACGCGATCCAGAAGTTCAACTACCAACAACAACAACCTTACGCGAACCTACAGTCGTTTCTGTCGAGTGCTTATGGATCGCCTGCTGGTATGCAGACTATCCAACCCACCTACTCTAATCCGCTAGCTGGCGTTCTTGGCGCGGCATTGGCAGGAAAGGCGTTGTTAGCATGAGCGGTGCGGAGCCAATTATTGCCGCTGAGGTTATTGGTTCTGCTGCGGCGGCAGAGGGCGCTGCTGCGGCTGCGGCTGCTGCAACTGCTGCTGAGGCGGCGGCTGCTGCTAGTGCGGCACAAACAGCGGCAACAGCAACGGGAGCGGCAAATCCGTTCTTATCTGCTGCCTATGGCTCCTTGCCTGGTATGACTGCCGGATCTCAACAGGCCGCGATGTTAGCTGCACAGACGGGAGAGTTTGGCCTTCCTGGTCTGATGTCTACAGGCGGTTCTGCAACGTACTCAGGTGCGGGCGGTCCACTTGCTAAGGCTTTGTTTTCTTCTGGTACGCCTACGGCATCGAGAATGGGCCTGCAAGGGGTAAGTATGTTGCAACAGTCTCAGCCAAGACCTATGGGGCAGGCTCCAGGCATAAAGAGAGGTCAGGCTTTGCAGGCTCCAGATATTGCATCGTATTTACCTCAACCTATCCAACGCAAACGCTTATCGTTGCTATGAGGGCATGATGGACGAGTATTTACAAAGATTGTTTGGTTCAGGACCGTCCTACATGGGGCAACTCATGGGAGCGGATGAGGCTGAGAGGTTACGCAGAGAGGCGCAAAACCAAGGCTTGTTGGGTGCTGGTATCGGGCTTCTCATGGCTTCTGGACCGTCCGCACAAAGACAGAACATAGGCCAGATCATCGGGCAGGGTCTTATGACAGGCCAGCAGGCCTATCGCGGTGCTGTGCAGCAAGCGGTGCAGGATAAGATGACTGCGCTACAGCTTGGCGAGATGGCGAAGAAACAAAGAGCTGAACAAGCATTACCTGGCCTTATTCAGGGCGCTATGGTCGCTCCTCAAAGAGAGTTGACGGATCTTGAGCGGATGGAAATGAGAACTCCTTCTGTTGCTACGGGTCCAGCTCGATTTGATCCTCAACAGTTTTTGCAAAGAGCAACTGCTGCCGGTGTGTCACCAACGGTTGCTATTCCGCTAGGCCAACAGATTCAATCATTTACTAAACCGCAAACAAAGGTTTATAAGCCTGGCGATGTAATCATGGACGAAGTAACTGGGCAGGTGCTGCATACCGTCCCAGAAAAGTCTGAGATGGGCTATATGTCAACAGACCAGGGTATTTTTGCTTATGACAAAAATGCAAAAACACCATCTTTAGTAAAGGTCATGGATGCTGGCGGGAAGTTCACTGGCGAAGCAGCGAATTATGCTTTAAGCGAATACGGAACCGCTGATGCCTCAAAACTAAGTCCAACGCAAAGGCAAGACGTTTGGAAAAGCGGTACTTTAGAATCTAAAAAAGCCAGTGCTTCATCAACAAAAGTTGTTTTGCCTGGAGAAAAATCAACAAGCAAAGCCTTGGAAAAGTTTGGCGAGCAATATCCAGAACGACTTGCCCAGGCCGTTACCGCCGACCAAACAAACCAGCGTCTTGCGTCAATTATTGAAAACAAAAACCAAAAGATGTACACGGGACTGCTTGCTCCTGGTCAAGTTGCTGCGGCCCAGTTCTTGCAATCGTTTGGCGTGCAAGTTGATGCAGAAAAGCTAGCCAACACAAGAACATCGCAAGCGACTGCCAACCAGCTTGTACTTGACTTTATGGGCGCTATGGGCGGTGCTAAAGGGTTCTCCAAAGAAGAGTCGGCAATTCTTTATGACTCATTCCCCAAGATCATTGATGACCCGAATAGCCGAGCAAGAATTGCTGAGATGCTTATCAAGCGAAACAATCAGGTCATTGATGACTTCAATAGCATTAGATCGTCGCTGGAAGAATATGAGGGCGGCAGAGCGCTTCCTGGAAGAAAAATATCTCCGTTTGATTTGTCGGCAATTAAACCGGAGCCGCAACAAGAAAAGAAAAAGCCGAGCACCTTGCCTCCAGGCGTAAGAGTTATTAGGGAACGCTAATGAAAACCTACAGCGTCGAGATTCCAGGCCAAGGTCGGTTTCGCGTAGAGTCCGAGCAAGAACTTACGGACGAGCAAGCGTATCAGGCGGCACTAATGCAGGCTCAAAAGGAGCCTCCTACGCAAAGACTTCGTACTGCCGCCCAAGGTTTTACGATGGGAGCATCTGACGAGGCTGAGGCCGCGATTGTTTCTCGATGGACGGGAAGGCCGTACGACGAGGTTCTTAGCGAGATCCGTACAAAGATCAAGGCTTACCAGCAAGCACAGCCCGTTGAATCAACTGGTGCTGAATTGATGGGTGCGGCGGGTATGGGTTTATTAACCGCTCCGCTTACTGGCGGCGCATCTATTCCAATGACGTTAGGACGCGCTGCTGCGCTCAGTGGAGCGCAAGGTGGTATAACTGGATTTGCGTCTGCTGAGGGTGGTATGCAAGAGCGTGGCGCTGGTGCGGTTACCGGAGCGGTTACAGGCGCTGCGCTAGGTCCGATTGCTCAGAAGGGCATGGAGGCTCTTGGGTTTACTGCCGACAAGGTTGTTGATTGGGCGAGGCGCAACATAGGCGGTCGAGGAAGTAAGGCTGTCGAAACGGAAATCCAAAGGCTCGCAAGCACTAGCGGCATGACAACAGATGAGATCGTTGATCGTATCGCTAAGGGCGAAATCATGGCAGAAAACGAGACGCTGAGAACAGCGGTTCGTGCGCTGTACTCACAGGGTGGCTCTGCTTCCAATATTCTTAGAGAAGCATTAACGGTCCGACCTGAAGCGTTTAGAAAGTCTGCTCAAAGCATGATGCAGGCAGGATTAACGCCTGGCGTTAATAAGAGCGTGCTTCGCTCCATGAAGATGACTGATGACGCTGCAAGAGCAGCAGAGCGCCAGGCATACAAACAAGCCTTTGAACAAGGCGGGATCATATCTCCTGAGTTAACACTAGCCTTTGGCGATGCAATCAAAAAAGTTCCCAATGTAGTTGAAAACATCAACCGCAATTACCGAGCAGAAACAGGTAAGAAAAACTTTTTTGAAGTTGTTGATGGCAATGTGAAGTTTGATAAAGGCGCAACACTTGAAGATTTTGAGATTGCAAGAAGGGCTTTGCGCGACGAGGCAGATCAAGCCTATCGAGCAGGGCAGGGGTCTTATGGAGAGATCCTTAAAAACCTTGAGTTAAACATCAAAACGGCACTGGATGCAGCGTCTCAACCATTAGCCAAGGCCAGGGCAGGTGCTGCTGCATTGCGTCAAGCAAGAGACGCTTTTGGTGAGGGCAGGAAAGCTCTTACGAAAAGTGCAGACCAGGTTGATTTGGAAGTTCAGGGACTAAACGCACAGCAATTGCAAGCATATCGCTCTGGCGTTATGGACTCATTTCGCAACAAGTTCACAACTGGGCAGCGCAAGTCTTTAATGACAACGCTTGCAGACCCTGAGAGCAAAGAAGCAAAGATCTTAAGGTCTGTGTACCCTCAAGATTCGCTTTCCGACTTGATGAAGAAAATTGATCTTGCGTCTCAATCTCAAAAAACAGCCACTTCGGTTCTTGGTGGATCTCAAACTGCTCCTAGCCTGTTACAGGCTCAAAAAGTTGGTTCTAACGTTTCTGCTCAGGAGATGGTTTCGGCTATGAGCGGAGATCCCTTCGCTTTATTGAACGTAACCCGTAAAATCCTGAGTAGCAAAACTCAAAATCTTTCCGAGCCTGATCGTGAGCGTGTTGCAAAGATTTTGGTTGAAACAGACCCAACTCTTGTTAGAAGGGCGTTACAGGACGATAGCGTGATGGCAGATTTACAGCGTAGGGTCGGTCAAATTATGGGCGGCACTGCGGTAGGCGCAAGAAGCGCAGGGGCGTATGGCGCTGGGGCTTATTTAACCCCATCGTTGCTAGCGGAGTAATCATGGCAAAGACAAAGATCTCTGAGTTTTCCTCAACTCCAGGCAATAACACCGACATAGACGGTATAGACATTGCCGAGGGTTGTGCGCCTAGTAATATCAACAATGCTATACGGGAGTTGATGAGTCAGCTTAAGAACCAGCAGGCAGGGCTCGATGGCGATACGTTTACAACAAACGATGTACTTACGGTTTCTGGCGTTACGGCTAACGCTGCTCGTATTCGACTAGGTGAAGATGCGGACAACGGTTCTAATTACACCGAATTACGTTCTGCTGCTTCTTTAGCTTCTAACGTAACCTTCGTTCTTCCCTCTGCTGATGGTGCTGCTAACACGGTCTTGAGCACAGACGGGTCAGGTAACCTGTCTTTTGGTGCTGTCACGGGCACTGGTGATGTTGTGAGAGCAACCTCTCCGACGCTAGTCACGCCTAACCTTGGCACACCAACATCCCTGACTCTTACGAATGCAACAGGACTCCCTATTGTTGCAGGCACGACAGGAAACCTAACCGTAGCACGAGGCGGTACGGGTGCAGCAACAGCAGCAGACGCAAGGACTAACTTAGGGGTTACTGAGACAGGCCAGGATACAACCTACGCCTTTAGGTCTAACAACCTTTCTGATCTTTCTTCTGCCTCGTCTGCTCGCACAAACCTCGGTTTAGGAACAATTGCAACACAAGCAGCATCGAGTGTTTCTATTACAGGTGGTTCGATTACAGGGATTACCGATCTAGCGGTTGCTGACGGTGGTACTGGCGCATCGAATGCGACAGACGCAAGAACCAACTTAGGTGTTACGGCCACAGGTCAAGACACAACTTACGCTTACCGCGCAAATAACCTCTCTGACTTATCTTCTGCGTCAACAGCCAGAACGAACCTTGGTCTTGGAGACATGGCTACGCAAGCCTCTAATTCGGTCTCCATCTCTGGAGGCTCGATAACGGGCATTACAGACCTTGCTGTAGCAGATGGTGGTACAGGTGCATCTAACATCACTGACGCTCGTACGAACCTCGGAGTGCCTTCCACAACGGGTTCTGGTGCTACAGGAACCTGGAATATCGACATCCTTGGTTCTGCTAACAGTGCAACTACAGCGACCTCAGCGACAACCGCGACAAACCTATCCGGTGGCGCTGCTAATCGTCTAGCTGTACAGACTGCTGCTAACACGACAGGCTTTGTAACCGCGCCTTCTAGCTCAGGGACATACCTTTCTTGGAATGGGACTGCTTTAACCTGGGCGACTCCAGCGGGAACGGGTGACGTTGTAGGCCCATCCTCTGCAACTGCAAACCAGATCGCATTGTTCGATGGAACGACAGGTAAGTTAGTTAAAGCAGCCTCCACAACGGGCGTATTGAAGGCTGTAAGCGGTGTTATCTATGCGGCAACTTCAGGCACAGACTATGCCCCTGCAACGTCAGGAACGGGCATTCTTAAGGGTGATGGGGCAGGAGCGTTTGCTACCGCATCATCTGGTATTGACTATGCTCCTGCAACAAGCGGAACAGCGATCCTCAAGGGTAATAACGCAGGTGGCTTTGCCAATGCGGTGTCGGGTACAGATTATGTTCCGATCAACGGAACTGGCGCGACAGGAACATGGTCGATCTCGATCTCAGGTGTAGCCAATAGCGCGACCAGCGCAACAAGCGCGACAACCGCAACCAATCTCGCAAGCGGCGGAACAAACCAGATCCCTTACCAGACAGGATCGGGAACGACGAGTTTCATTGCAGGCCCAACAGTAAGTTCGACTTACCTCTCGTGGAATGGATCAGGCTTTGTTTGGGCTGCTGCAAGCGGCGGTGGTGGGACGACAACCAATGCGGCAACCTTCAATAATTCAGGTTCTGGGGACTCTTCTGGGATCACTTTTGACGGGTCTGCTGCCAGGACAATTAGCTACAACACGTTAGGGGCAGCTCCTGCTACAACGGGTGTGAGTCATCAACTGTTAGCAAGTAACGGCACTGGTGGCTTTATTAACCTGACAACGGGAACGGGTGTTGTCACTGCTCTAGGTAACCAAACAAACACCTCTAGTGGGATGGTGACGCAATCAAGCACTTTGCTCACTAACGCAATCCTTGTTGGCGGTGGTTCTGGAGTAGGTATTAGTTCGGCCACGACGGGAACTGGTGTCGTTACTGCGCTAGGTGTCAACGTAGGATCGTCGGGTGCTTTTGTTGTTAACGGTGGTGCTCTAGGGACACCTTCTTCTGGGACGCTAACTAACGCAACGGGGCTTCCGCTATCAACGGGTGTAACTGGAAACCTTCCTGTCTCTAACCTCAACTCAGGAACCGGTGCATCTTCATCGACTTTCTGGAGGGGCGATGGAACGTGGGCTACGCCTGCGGGTGGTGGTGGAACAACCACTAACGCGCTAACCCTTAACAACTCTGGGTCTGGAGCCGCATCGGGAACCACGTTTGATGGGTCAACAGCAGTCACGTTGTCCTACAACACGATTGGCGCTGCTGCTGCTCCTACGGGTACAAGTGCTGAGTTATTGGCAAATAATGGCACAGGTGGATTCAGTAACGTAACGGTAGGGTCTGGGTTAAGTCTGTCAGCCGGAACCTTGTCTGCGACAGGTGGTGGAGCAGGCGGGCCTATCTTAGAATCGCAGATACTTATTTCTTCTAACGTGACATTAACGAGCAATACAAACGGTTTGTCGGTCAGTCCGGTGACTGTTGCGGCGGGGTATGCTGTAACGGTTCCAGATGGTCAATCTTGGATGGTCTTAGGATAAGCTATGAGCAAAATCAAACTTCAGGGTAACGCATCTGGAACGGGGACTACAACCGTCCAATCTGCAAACACCTCATCGAACACAACCTTTACGATACCAGGAACAGATGGTACTGCTGGACAGTTTCTGTCTACAGACGGTTCAGGTAACTTATCGTTTGCTACGGGCCTGAGTTCAGGCGGTGCGTTAGGTACACCATCGTCGGGGACGTTAACAAACTGTACAGGCTTACCAGTAAGCACAGGCATTTCAGGATTAGCTGCTAACGTAGCTACATTCTTAGCAACACCTTCGTCTGCTAACTTGGCTGCTGCGCTAACGGATGAGACTGGAACTGGTGCTAACGTATTTGCTAATACACCAACCCTAGTAACACCGATCTTAGGCACACCGACATCAGGAACACTTAGTAACTGTACGGTAGACGGTACTAACCCAGTTGGGTATAGAAACGTACCTGTATCGAGCAACTCTACGAATACGCTTGTAGTTGGTGATGTAGGTAAGGTGTTATCGGTAAGCGCAGGACAGACAGTTCCAAACTCAACCTTTGCTGCTGGTGATGTGGTGGTTATCTTTAACAACTCATCGTCATCCATCACGCTTACGATGTCGATCACAACGGCTTACATAGCTGGAACGGATAGTGATAAAGCTACGATGACGCTTGCGACCAGAGGTGTTGCGACGATTCTGTTTATCTCCGGTACGGTTTGTGTTGTTTCAGGGAACGTGTCATGACAGGCATTTTGTCTATGCTGATTGGGCAGACCTTTGCCGGAGGCGGCGGTGGTGGTTACACCGTCATCCAAACCTTTACAGCTACCTCTACGTGGACTTGCCCTGCTGGGGTGACAGAGGTTGAGTATTTGGTGGTGGCTGGTGGTGGGGGTGGTGGAAGATCAATCGGTGGTGGGGGCGGTGCTGGTGGGTTTAGGATGGGAACAGGTTTAACCGTTTCCTCTACTGGTGGCCCTAATTCAGACGGCACTTACACCATAAATGTTGGAGGCGCTGGTGCGGGTGGGCCACATGCCGTTAATACTGACGGTGGAAGCGGCGGTGATTCTTATATTCAAGGCGCTCCAATTACCGCAAGTCCATCGGCTCCCGGAAACCCATACGCAAATGCTTTAGTTGCTTTTGGCGGCGGTGGCGGTGGTGGTTATAGTTTTCCAGTTGCAGGAAGAAACGGTTTGAATGGAGGTTCCGGTGGCGGCGGGGGATCGGGAGATACAACAGGTGGTTCTGGTGGTTCAGGCAATACGCCTTCTGCACCGTCTGGCGCTCCTAGCCCATATAACGCCAATCAAGGTAGCAATGGCGGAGCCGGTAAAAGCGGAGGAAGCCCGTGGTTGGGTGGCGGCGGCGGTGGTTCTGATACAGCAGGCGTAGCAGCAACCTCAACTAATGCAGGAAACGGTGGCTCTGCAATTCCTAGTTCGATCACAGGCGCATCAGTAGCTTACGCAGGCGGGGGAGGAGGTGGCGCTTATTCTTCTCCCGGAGTTGCTGGTTCTGGTGGCTCTTCTATAGGTGGTGGTGGTGCTGCTACAAATGGAGCAACAGGAGGAACTGGAACCAGCACTGGTGGAAACGGAAGTACCAATACAGGTAGCGGTGGCGGCGGCGCTGGATACAACGCAGGCTCAAGCGGCGCAGGCGGCTCCGGTATCGTCATCCTAAAGTACACCGTTGCTAGCCAAACCGTCTTTGTATTCAAAGGCACGACTACGTGGAAATGCCCGACAGGTGTTACCAGTGTTGACTATCTTGTGGTTGCGGGTGGGGGTGGGTCTGGCGTTAATCGTGGTGGTGCGGGTGGTGCTGGAGGCTTTAGAACTGGCACGGGTTTATCTGTTACTTCTGGTACTGCTTACACAATTACTGTAGGTGCTGGTGGTGCTGGTGGCGTTGGTGGATCATCTCAGCCATCAGGGTCTTCTGGTGGTAACTCAACATTTAGCACGATTACAAGCACCGGCGGCGGTTATGGCTCTGGTCGCGTTGCAAGCCCTCAAACGGGACAAGGAGGTTCTGGTGGATCAGGCGGCGGCGCTGCGTCTAGTGATGGCGGTAATTCATCGGTTACTGGCGGGTCGGGAAATGCCGGAGGTTATACACCCTCAGAAGGAAACAACGGCGGCGCAGGCGCGTCATCCCCATCTGTTGGTTCTGGCGGCGGTGGTGGCGCTTCTGCTGCTGGCACAGCCGGATCATCCGTCGGTGGCGCTGGTGGGAATGGAACAGCCTCAAGTATTAGTGGTTCTTCAGTGACCTATGCTGGTGGGGGCGGTGGTGGCGGCGATAGTCCAAGCAGCGGCGCCCCGGGTGGAACTGGTGGTGGTGGCGCTGGTAAAGCAGGTGGTGGTGGTGTAGGCACCGCAGGAACGGCAAACACTGGTGGTGGTGCTGGAACTCCCGGCAGCAGCCCACCTCCGTATGTTGATGGAGCCGCAGGTGGCTCCGGTATCGTTATCATAAAAATAAATCAATAAGAGGTTCTATGACAACAAAGGTATTTAGGTTTCTGGGGATTGACACAGCAATGCACCTACTACGTCCAGGTGCGAAGTGGGAGATCAGTAACAACGTCTTTACAAGATGGGATGATCCTAGACCATGCCCAAGCATAGAAGAAGTGTATTGGGTTATGGACAAGATCAAAGAGTTTGAAGAAATGATTCCTACGATTTGGTTGCCTGAGCAACTAGAGGAAATGGGTATCAGGCAAAAGGAAATTGAAGATGCAATTGCATAATCTGTTTCCTACGCCAGTAGGCTTTGCAGAGCTTGGCAGACCCTTAAGCGATGAGGAGCTGTTCTTCATTCGTGGGCTTGAAACAAGACCCAACATGGGTAACACCACAAGTACAGATAACTTCGTACTGCGTAACCCTGCGCTAACAAGCCTACGTTCGTTCGTAGAAGATAGTGTTTCGGATTACTTCAAAAGCACAGTCAATCCAAAGCACAACGTAAGCCTGAGAGTGACCCAAAGTTGGTGTAACTACTCGGAACCAGGGCAATACCATCACAAACACGCACATCCTAATAGCTACATATCAGGTGTGTTTTATGTGCAGACAAACGCTGATGACAGGATTTACTTCTACCGTGATGGATGGCAGCAGATCAAGTTTCCTCCTGAGACATGGAACCCGTACAACTCTGAGTCTTGGTGGTTTGAAGCCACAGCAGGAAAGCTGATTCTGTTTCCGTCAAGCCTGACGCATATGGTTCCTGAAGTCAAAGGCGATGACACTAGGATTTCACTATCGTTTAACACCTTCCCCGTCGGTGTCGTTGGGGAAGAAATGGATTTAACTGGATTAAAGCTGGAGGCGTAGATGAGTCATTTCGCAAAAATTGACGAAAACGGATTGGTGCTGCAAGTTGTTGTGGTTGACAACAAAGATACGGCTGATGCTTTTGGCGTTGAAAAGGAACACATTGGCGCCGCACACCTAGAAAAGATTCTCGGTGGTACTTGGAAGCAGACAAGTTACAACGGCAACATGCGTAAGAACTATGCAGGGATTGGTTATACCTACAGGTCAGACATTGATGCGTTTGTGCCACCACAGCCTTTTGCTAGTTGGATTTTGAACAACGACACGGCGCAATGGGAGGCTCCCACACCCATGCCTACAGACGGAAATATGTACAGTTGGGATGAGTCAACCGTTAACTGGGTTGAGGTAAACAATGGCTAACGTCCTCAATGCTGCTACCGCTGGAACCTCGATTACGTCTGACAACACAGACATTCTAGAGATCAAGACAGCAGGTACTACAGCACTTACCTTCTCTGCTGCGCAGGCAGCAACCTTTGCTAAACAGTTATCGCTAGCCTCTACATCGTCACAGATCGGTGCAAAGCTACAAGGCGTGGTTGAGACCATCACAGTCTCTGCTACAGCAGCCACAGGTACGATTAACTTTGACACGACGACTCAGGGTGTCCTGTACTACACAACGAATGCCTCTGGGAACTTCACAGTCAACTTCAGAGCCTCTTCAGGTACTTCTCTGAATACTGCAATGGCTACAGGCGAAGTCTTAACCTGTGCCTTTCTGGTGACGAATGGAAGTACTGCTTACTACAACTCTGCCGTACAGGTAGATGGTTCGTCAGTCACTCCTAAGTGGCTAGGTGGTACTGCTCCTACTGCGGGTAACGCTTCTTCCATTGACGTTTACTCTTACTCCATCATCAAGACTGGATCAGCTACGTTCACGGTCTTGGCTTCTCAGTCTCGGTACGCATAATGCCGCTCTTAGAAGCATTAGGTGGTGGCTCTGTTAGAGGCTTTGGCCCAGGATCTGGTGCTAGAGGCCCGTCTGCTATCGGTGAGTTCTGGCAGGGTGGTTACTACGCAGGGCAGATCGAGTTCGGTGGAAGCAGGTACTATCTCTTAGTCTCTCCTAAGTCGTCCGGTGAGAACACCTCTGTAAGCTACAAGACTGCTGCTACGTCTGACTCTCTAGGTCTGTCTACTTATGACGGTGCAACCAACACAGCAGAGTTAGACTCAGCGACTTATCCTGCTGCTCAGTGGTGTGCTGCACTGACAATCAATGGTTACTCGGATTGGTATCTGCCTGCGCTTTATGAGCTAGAGATTTGCTACTACAACCTAAAACCAACCACACAGTCTAATAGCACTTCCTACGGAACAAACTCCTATTCAGTACCATCCAGAGGTTCTAACTACACAACAGGTACACCAGCACAAACAAGTGTTGCAGCATTTCAGTCTGGAGGCTCTGAAGCCTTTGCAACGTCTTTAAGAACATGGTCTAGCACCAACGCTGGTGTAGGCCTTACAACAGCCGTTAGAATTGATTTCTTAGATGGCAGTCAGTTCAATAACTCGAAAACTCAATCTTTAATCGCAAGAGCTATTCGTAAAGTCGCTGTGTGAGGTTGTCATGTCTCCGGAACAAAAGTCAGATGTACTTACGGAAGTTGTAAAAGCAACACCTCCTGTTGTTATTACAACCGCAGTTACTGTAGGTGGACTGACCTTAAACGAATGGGTAGCAGTTGCTACCTTGCTCTACATTGTGTTACAGTCCGGCTGGCTTGTCTGGAAATGGTTCCATGCCATAAAAGATAAGAAGAATGAAGCACAATCTTCCAATAGTTAAAGTAGTTTGGGAAGATGCCTGCCACGACACTCTGGGGTGGGGTGATAGCCCAGAGAAAGCCAGGGAATTTCAGGTTCCGCTTGTTGTTTCTGTAGGTTTTTTGATTGCGGAAAACAAGCAGGGCGTGAAAATTTGTCAGTCATTGACTGACGACGCAATTGCTCAGTCTTTGGTTATTCCGAGAAAGATGATCCAAAGTATCGAGCGCGGAGCTTGGCGTGAGAAAAAAGTCCGAAGATGAAGAGTTCATCAAAGTCTGGAAAGAGTTAGGTAGCCCAACAAAGATTGCAGATCGTCTTGGTATTGCGGTTCGCAACGTCTACGAACGACGTCGGACAATCGAGAAAACCCACAATATCCTGCTCCCAACCAAAGACGGTCGTTTCACCATACCTGAGAATCGCAGGCGAGCAACCCTAGAAACTGAAGGCTATGTGCTTGTCTTTAGCGACGCTCACTTCATGCCTGGAGAACCCTCTGTAGGCTTCAAAGCCCTCCTGAAACTCATCAAGACCTTAAAGCCTAAAGCGGTTATTGCAAACGGCGACATCCTTGATGGCGGGACTATAAGCAAGTACGGCGCGATGGACTGGGAACCCGTTACAAACCTTCGTGACGAACTAGAGGCAGTCCAGTGGCATATGGATCAGATCGTGAAGGCTTGTAAGGGTCTAGGAACCTTCTTACATCGAACAACAGGCAACCATGACATTCGGTTTGACAAGAGGTTAGCCGGCGCGGTTCCTGAGTACAAAGGGATTGCCGGAACATGTCTTAAAGATCATATTCCTGAGTGGTCTGTCAGTTGGTCGGTCATGGTCAACGATCTTTGCATGATTAAGCACAGGCTCCAACACGGCGGTATCCACTCAGGATATAACAACACGTTGAAAGCGGGGATCTCTACGGTCTCAGGGCATACCCATCTTTTAGAGGTCAAGGGCTGGGGCGACTATCGCGGGAGAAGGTACGGGGTCTCAACAGGGATGCTGGCTGATCCTGACGGAAACCAGTTTGCTTACATCGAGGATAATCCGGTTCCCTGGTGTTCGGGGTTTGCTGTCTTGTGTTTTAGAGATGGTTTACTCTTGCCTCCTGAACTCGTAGAAGTCATCGAGGGCACTGCGTATTTCCGAGGAGCGGCAGTTGGCTAACTTTGAACAAGCGTACGACAAGATGATGGAGGACGAGGGAGGTTACGTTCTTCATGAAGTACAAGGAGATCGTGGCGGTCAGACCTACGCGGGTATTGCTCGCAAGATGCACCCCAAATGGGAGGGCTGGAATCATATTGACTACCAGGAAACGCCTCCAACGCAGTTAGTCAGAGACTTCTATAAAGATAACTTTTGGGACAAGATAAAAGGCGATGATTTAACGCATGACGTTATAGCCTCGTCCATCTTTAACTTTGCTGTTAACGCTGGCGTTCCCGTATCTATCAAACTTGCCCAGATATGCGTCAAAACGGCCCCAGATGGCGTTATTGGCCCTAAGACCATATCAGCACTCAACCAAGTTAATCCTGAGCTCTTCGTGGCTTATTACGCGCTAGCAAAGATTGCTAGGTATCGTGACATTGTGACGCGAGATAGAAGTCAGATGAAGTTCATGTTAGGTTGGATCAACAGGACGCTCAAGCTATGAACCTGTTAGGAATCTCTTCCATCGTTGATTCGGTTGGTAAGGTCATCGGAGACTTGCATACGTCCGACAAGGAACGCATGGAGCTCGAGCTCGAGGCCAAGCGTATCGACCAAGCGATAGACCTCGGTCAAATGGAAGTTAACAAGGTCGAGGCTGCTAACCAGAATATGTTCGTTGCTGGCTGGAGACCTGCTATTGGTTGGGTAGGGGCGGGCGCGATGTTCTACCAGTTTCTTCTCTACCCTCTTTTGGTCTGGGCGTGGACTTGGATGCAGGCAGAACAGATTGTCCCGCAGGAGGTAAAGCCTCCTCCCATGTTAGATACCGACGCTTTGTGGGTTATTTTGAGCGGTATGCTTGGGATTGCTGGGATGCGTTCTTTCGAGAAAAGTCGCGGTGTTGCGCGGTAACTTCGTCTCGTACCATCTGGCCGATCTTTACTCCGTGAACCCTGTCAATCTTCTCGATGATCGGAAGTCTTTTGTTCTTAGGTAAGTTTAGGATCATCTTCGCCCAGTCCTGAACGACAAACGGCAACGCTTTTTCATACGCTGCCGTTATCTCCTCTATGTTAGATGTTTTAACCTTCTTGATAAGGTTGATCCACGAGGCCACGGATCGACCACTCCTTAAACGCTTTGTGCTTTGCCATTGTGTCTGGGCACTCGGTTGATGGAGGTATCCAGCCGTGTTCTCTCCAGATCTCCTCGACAAGCCTGAAGCGTTCTTTCCTCGTCTGAGTCTTGATTAAGTCTTGCCAACTCATAGTAGGCCTTTCGGGAACGGATAGACTGCATCAGCGTGAGGAGTCCCAGGCCTCGGTGCATTGAAAAACCTCCTTTTGTCTAGTTCTGTAGGCTTCCAGAAACACTCCGGAGCCTCAGACTTGATGATGTAAATGATTCTCTCAAGTACGGGAGAGTCATCCGAAATGTTTGCAGGTCTTTTTGCAAACGCCTTTTTCAGCATGGTTTGGTGGTGTACGCTTAACATATCAAAATGGCACTGAATCGTCGTCATCGACTTTGGTTGATCTTACTTCCCCGTCTTTCTGTTGAAACTTTAGGCCCAAATATTTCCCGTCGGAACCCTCGTTGATCCAGCCAGAGATCCAGTACTCGACCCCGTTAATCATTGCTGAACCTCGATAGTCTGGGTGCACATCCTTCTCCTTCTTCTTATTCTTGCTGATACTTCCTGTTAGTTCTTTTGGCATAGCTTTTCTACCATTTGAGTAACTTCGTTGAGAAAGGCAACCAGATCAGCCTCGATCTTGGTTAGCTCTTCTGGCTTTGGCTCGTAACGTACGATAAATAACTGTAGATGTTCAGGAAGCCTTGGGTCGAACGAAACAAAGTCGCACCAAGTACGTCCTGTCACGAGCATTTGAGTGAGCATTTGTGGCTTGTATTTAGCGGGAACCTCCTTAGATAAAAGATAATCGACATGGGTGTTTGAGTTGGGACACTTAATCTCGATCAGCCCTGAGCCTGCAAACCCGTCAGGAGACGCTCCAAGCCACTTTATCGACTTGTGAGTATGAAACCCTGTCTGCTCGACGAAATGCCCTGTGTGAACCTCGTAGGCTGCTCTGGCGACAGGTTCTTGCTCTGTACCCCATTGCATATAAGTATTTGTATAAGAATCGCTTTGTAAGCCAGTCAGACGCTCTGTAACGAGTTGAATCTGATAGTTCCTGCGTGTAGCCGTTCCTGCCTTTGCAAGCGCGTCTGAGGCCCGTGAAGCGGTTAGGTGGCCTAACCTCGCCTTGTACCAATCGTCAGATCTTTGTTCCATTTTGCACCTTTAGCCATCCTCGTTCGATCATTGTTTGCATCGTGTTTATGTACGCTTGGTTCCAGAAGTCTCGACGTTCCTCACGAGACATGTCTTTCCCCTGATCCAAGTATGTATGACAACGAAAGCATAGGGATGCTACTAAAGCATCAGATACCTTGATTCCCATGCCTTTGCCTTGGTTTCGGTGAGCAGCGACTACTGTCCCATCCTCTGCAAAGCATGACCCGCAAGGGATGTATCTACAAGCCTCAAGTAGTTTTTTGTTTGTGTACATTTATCTTCCTTAGATCAAGTTCAGCGTCTTTCATCTCATCCGTCCAGACCAAGCCCTTCTCTAATGCGTACTGTAAAAGTTGCTCCACCATGTCCGAGAACTCCGAAACCGTAAGCGAAGCAGTGGAAGGCTCGATCTCTTTTACCTGACCTCCAGGGAGTTCGACGACACGAGAAGGTAAAAACCTCGTCTTAGCCCACTCGTGCCAGATGTCCTGGGTGTACTGCTGGCCCATTAACTGTTCCGCACAAGCTGTCAGGATCGACCAATAGAATCGATTCTGGGCGGCTGTGCGAGGAGGTTTAGTAATAGTTACCATGTAGCCTAGTTCCGTGGCTTCTATGGCCTCTATGACCCTCCTGCGGTCATTCTCAGTTGTTAGGATTGATCTCATTTCTTAGATACCAGTTGTAGTTTGCTCGAAAGGCTCGTCTCTCGAAGTCAGTAAACTTATCGTGACGATCAGCAAACATAGCCTCGACCATGCGCCTCTTGAATTGTTTACCGTCAACGTCAAGCCACATCAGATAATTGTCGAGCCCAGACTCGTGGAGGTCTCCGAATAGAAACCGCATGGCTGTGATCGTGTCGTCTTGAGGTCTAGTTTTGTAAGGCGCTTTGCAGGCGTCATCGACTGCTAGTTGGATGACAGACCAGAGCAGTTTCTTGCAACGCTCGGTCTGGATTGAATCCAGCAGTCCTTCTTCAAATGTGTGTAGGTTCATTTTCGTTTGTAGTAGTAAGCCCAGGCTTGCCTGTAGAGTTTTTCTTTCGTAACCAACTTGCGAGCCTCTAGTGCGCGAATCATCTTCAAGGCATTTTGTGGTGTGCAGCCGAACTTGTTTGCCAAATCGTTAAGCGACATCCAATCATCGAGTGCTGCCAAGTAAGCCTTTTGTGTCGGTGTTAGCGGTTTGGACTTGTTAAGCATCAACCGGCCAAACTTTTCCACCGACTTTAGGAACTCACCTCGGTGAGAGATGAGCACCCCTGATCGTTTAGCGGCATCAAGAATCTGACTCATTTAATCTCCGTGAGTTCTTTCTTGCGTTGTTCTTTGGCTGCGTCCAGTTGCTTGATAGCCTCAGGATTGTTCTTTAGAGCTTTGTAAGCTGTCGTGAAGGCTTGTTTTAGATCTTCCATGTTCCCAGCCTCGCTCACAATCTTGAGGTGGTCTGCTGGATCTTCCTTGGCTTCTTCCGGCAGATCTTCTCCTGCGTAGATGTAGAGCCCGATACCGTGCAGGCTGATAGCCTTGGCTAAACATCTCTGCATAGCCGTGTTGACTGCAAACGCATCTGGGTTAGGGATTGCTTTGTTCTTGTAGTCCATGACCGGCAGTTGTGCAGTGCGAGATACGCCAAATGCTTTGACCTCGCAGAACACCATTACGGTGTCATTCCACACTTGATGAGGTTTGTACTCCCAGGTTGCATTAGGATCGTGTTGCAACAATGTATCTACAGCCCATGCCCAGGAGAGATAAGAAAGTCCGTTTTTCTTCTCGACCTTCTCGGTTACGTTGATCTTTCTGAGTTCGTTGAATTTCATAATCGGCTCCGTTACTTTATGAACAGGAAGAGCAGTGTTCCGTAGCAAATCCCCAATAGCGCGCATAGTGCCCAGTCACTCCTCGTTATTTTGTACTTGGTCAAGTTCGTATTCCTGTTGTTCCAACTGTTGTTGATAGTCATCTTGTTCCCTCTCTCTGTCGTATCTGTAAAGTTCTCTGTCTAGCCACCAATCGTAGTCAACGCTCATTGGAGTTCCCTTGTGTAGATGGTGCAGAACTGTTCTACGTTAGCTGCAAATACAATCTCGTTGATCTTGATGTTGTAGTCGTTGTCGAAGTATTCCTTGAGGATTTTTTCTAGCTGCTCTTGTGTGAGTATGATTTTCATGTTGGCTCCTTGTTGTGATGGAGTAATCTTAGGCTTATCAACTACTAAAGACTGTCATCGTGACGACAATCTCTGCCGCTGATACCAAAAAGAAACGCCGTTCGTCGGTAAGTCCTACTCAGCGATCCTTAGCTGCACTGCGCGAGCGCGGGTATCTCTGCCAGATCGTCGAGCACTGGAACCCGTGGGCTCGTATACGCCAGGACTTGTTTGGGATAGGCGACATCCTTTGTCTTAAAGACGAGGAGACGCTCCTGGTACAGACAACGAGCAGAGGTAACGTATCAGCCAGGGTAAAGAAGATTGCAGAGAGTGAGCATCTTCCAGCTATCTTGAGGGCAGGCTGGAAAATCGAGGTGCACGGATGGGCTAAGTTAAAAGAGGGCTGGACTTGCAAGGTTGTGGAGATGTGATACGATTGACTTGTCTGTGTGGAAGCAGATGTAAGCCGTTAGGAATGTGCCCTGCCCCTTGCTCCTGAGGGGGCTTCCACCAGGGTACATCCTTAACGGCTTTTTCTTTTTCTACCAGACCGTACTCCGAGCGTTATTAAGAACCTGCATGGGTTGCGCGGAAGTAAACACCGGCTGGCGATACACCCCGTTTCATGCCGATCCAGACTGTCAGTGAGGTACTGGACTAAGCCTCTTGTACATGGGTGGGACAAGCAAGAGGTGGAGAGAATCGCTGGCTTAGGCTGTACTAGGCAGGGAACATCCAGAAGAGACCCCTGCTGGGTAAGGTGAGTGCTACCACCCTTGGGGAAGTTATGTCTCAAGAAAAGAGAAGTAGAAGATTGTCAACAGAACGACAGTCAACAACAAAAATAAGGTTTACATTGAGATTTCCTAACAACAGGAGAAAACAATGTTCGAGGAGTTCTGGAGCAAATACCCAAGAAAGGTCGCTAAACGTGCTGCACAGAAAGCATGGGCCAAACTATCGCCGCAAGAGCAAAAGTCTGCTGTAGAGGCTCTGGCGACGCACAACAGGTACTACCAAGTGAAGGGTACGGGGCATGAGTTCATCCCGCATCCTGCTACATGGTTGAACCAGGGAAGATGGGAGGACGAACTAGAGATCGCTCCTCCACAGGAGAAGGTGGCTGTGTGGTGGGCTACAGAGAAAGGAACTGCTGAGATGGCAGAGAAGGTGGGCTGTCCTGCAAGACCAGGAGAGGATTGGAACTCTTGGAAGGCAAGGATCTCAGAGAAAGCGAGGGCAGCGTGAGCAGAGAAGAAATTATCAAGTTGGCGCGGCAGGCTGGCGCAATTTTTGGCGACATGGCAGAGGCTGCGGTTGTTGCTCCTATTTTTGAACGTTTCGCCGACCTTGTTGCCGCTGCCGAGCGTGATGCGTGTGCCCAAGTTGTTGAAGCAATAGATCGTAATGGTGCTTGGGTTACTAAAGCAGAAGCTGCCGCAGCTATACGAGCAAGGAGTAAGCAATGACCGACAAAGAAAAAGCCTACGCTCTGCTACGCAAGCTAGCAGACGAAACAACGTATGTCATGGTTCATCCTAACGAGCTAAGAATCCTGCTGCACGATCTTGACCAGATGAGACTTAGGGTCAGGATTGCCAGAGAAGAACTAGGCGATGCTTGGCAACTTTACAAGGAGGATATGGCATGAGAAAGGTTGATCGCGGTGAAGTTTGTCTAAGGTATTTACAGTCAAGAACAACACCAGTTACGACTATCGAACTCGCAGAGAAATTAAAAGTTAGCCCACGGTCTATCCAGAACTCGTTAGAACCTCTCATCTTAGAAGGAAAGGTCATAAGGGGTTCTGTTTGGAAGCAATCGTCTCCAGCCAAGAAAGCAGGGCTCTCTTATTCTTATCTGGCAGCAGACCCAAAGACGAAGAAGAAGATTCTGCAAAACGGGTCGGTCGAGGAAGTGTTCGACATCAACTTCAACAATCCCTTTAACTTGAGGGCATCATGAAAAAACTTCTGTCCATCTGTAATCAAATGACTGACAGGATGCTATGTAAGACACATCCAGATGCACCTCACGGTTTTGATCGCAATGCCTCACACAACGCTGACCGCTACGTCTGTGAGTGCGAAGGGTGGCAACCCTCTGATGATGCGGGGGCAGTTTGGGAAGTGATTGAAGCCAAGTTGCGGGAGAAGAATATATGAGCAGAGAAGCTATGCAGATGGCGCTTGAAGCGCTAGAGAGCGATCCGGTAAGCCATCTGGGTTTGGTTCATAGAAAACTGGCCATCACTGCCCTGCGCCAAGCCCTTGAGCAGCAGCCAGTCGAGGAGCGTCTTGGTTACTGGAACGCTGTCGAAGGCTGGGTTGACCTACCCGAACCAGATCAGGCGGCGGCATGGGTTGAACCAGAGTTTTGGCAGCACCTTGAAAAGGTCAACTGCGGAACAGCATACCGATTGCCCAGCGAAAGCCGACAACCCCTCTACACCGCACCACCAAAAAAGCAATGGGTTGGGCTGACGGATGAGGAACACGACAACATAAAAGATAATTATCACAACATGACGTGGACCCTTGAAATGTTTGCCAGAGCTGTAGAACAAGCCTTGAAGGAGAAGAACACATGACACCAGCAGACATAATCTCAACGCTTGAAATGATCGGATGGACAAGACACGGCATTGCTCAGTATGTCGGTGTTGGCAAACCGGCAATTAGCCGGATGGCTACTGATCAATGCGCCAATCCGCGCTACAAAACAATGGACGCGCTGCGTGAACTGATCGCGTTGCCAACGCCAATTAACAGAGCAAGGGGTGAGCAATGACCGGCGCTGAAATCCAGAGAATGGCGCATAACCTCGGTCTTGTTCATCACACAGATCAAGTTAAAGCATTAGTTCGTCAGATTCTCCGCAAGCACAAACCGCTGACAAAAACCGAGCAGATGTATCTCAACCATCTTACTCAACCTTACTCGCTCATCGAGCTCTCAGAGCACTTTGGCTGCACAACAGAGGGAGCAAGGAAGCATCTAAAGGTGTTGATGTCAAAGGGATTGATAGAGAGAGAGTCTAGGTATCGGTGGACAGAGGGAAGGCATGGTGCTTGGGCCTGGTATTACAGGAGGAAGGTATGAAAGTATTGATTGCTTGCGAGTACAGCGGAGAGGTGCGAGATGCTTTTATAAGGCTTGGGCATAATGCCCTATCTTGCGATCTTCTTCCTACTGATGTTGATGGTCCGCATTATCAAGGTGATGTACTGGACATCATTAACGATGGATGGGACTTAATGGTCGCCCATCCTCCATGCACTCATTTAGCGGTTTCTGGCGCACGATGGTTTAAAGATAAACAACAAGAGCAGGCAGAAGCCTTAGAGTTTGTTAGAACGCTTTTGAACGCACCTATAGACCGTATATGTTTAGAGAACCCTGTAAGCATTATTAGTTCTCGTATACGCAAGCCCGATCAAATTATTCATCCTTGGCAATTTGGGCATGGCGAAACCAAGGCTACCTGTTTGTGGCTTAAAAACCTGCCAAAACTTGCGCCAACAAATATTGTCGAAGGCCGTAATCCGCGAGTTCATAAATTACCGCCAACATCTGATCGTTGGAAAATAAGAAGCAAAACATATTCAGGTATTGCAAAAGCAATGGCAGAGCAATGGGGCATTAAATGAAGGATTACGTTTCAGGATATACCCACTGGATGACACCGAGTGACAAGACACCTCCGTTGGGAACTAAGATGCTTTTGCTGAACCCTGGAGGGGTCTGTGTGATCGGGCATTGGTCGGATTGGGCGGTTGCATGGGCTCCATTGCCAAAGGTTCCTGAGCATATAAAGGAGTTGCTGTGAGCGACAACGTCAACCATCCCAGACACTACACCGAGCATCCTTCGGGTGTTGAGTGCATCCAGATCACGGAGCACATGGGATTTAACCTCGGCAACGCAGTGAAATACATCTGGAGGGCTGACCTTAAGGGCAACCAGGTCGAGGATCTGAAGAAGGCAGTTTGGTATATCAACCGTGAGATACAAAGGATCAACAATGAATCTAAATGAAGCAGCAGCTAAAGCAATCGCTCAGGACGTTATCCAGGATGCGATGGATTCGAGTGAGTTAGAATCACGAGTCTTGGCTTTAGTCAACATGAGCGTAGAACTACACAAAGCAAGCATTGATCTTCGACTACAAGCCGAGGAGCTTCTCAACTTCTTGACGGGGGAGTAAACTAACGATGGAACTCCTCCTGTGTTTGCCTGGCGCGATGCCAGGCTTTTTTTTGTGATCGCTGTCTACACATCCATCTTCGGGAGTTACGACCCGCTGCACTACGCGGTCAGGC